AGAAAACAAGTGGTATTTAAAAACCTACAGGATGAAGTTTAACAGTAAAGACTTAATTGACCACCTATTCTATCTCCATAAAACCTATAAGCCTACATTTATTGGAATGGAGGAAGTAGCATTTACAATGGCTATACAACCTTTCCTAGAAGATGAGATGAGAAAGCAACAACTCTTCTTTTCAATAACTCCACTTAAACACAGGGGAATAGCAAAGGCTGAGAGAATAAGAGGGCTAATACCTAGATGGGAGAGTAGGAGTATATTCTTAGTAGGTGATAACTCAGAACTGATTGATGAAATGAGAACTTTCCCACATGGGCAAACAGATGACGTACTTGACAGTATGGCGTTCCAGTTGCATAATGCAAAGCCACCATACAGAAAAGTATATCCTCTTGGCATGGGAGGTTTACAGCAAGAAACTAATAACGCTATCTAGGACTTGACAATGTTCACAGCTTCACATATACTTAAATTGTCTGAAAAGACCACTAACAACGCTTATACCGTATCATTTCTCCATCCACTTATAAGCAGGTGGAGAGGTGATACAGATAACCTAGCTAATGAATTACTAATAACAATCATATTTAACTATGAAAGAATTTAAAGATATCGAGCATCCAGTTCTCCTTGAAGGGATAATAAAGATGTTAGATTATTTGGATATCGCTGGTAGCACGTCTACTTACAATATCTACAATGCTATCTATGCCGAGCAAGAAAAGGCAAAGAATTACAAAGAACCAGAAGATTTAGGATAGGTTCTTTTTTATTTTACAATTCATTTTAAAGAGTGTGATTGGGCATCAACACTATAAACATCGTCCATAGAGGTAAATAAAAGTTGTCTTGAGAAAGTCTTGACCACCTCGAAGCTCATTCTAAGGTGCTTACAATTGGATAGCAATAGACCAATTGACTTACTCGCAAGAGTATTTCTCAACTAACAGGTAAAAAGAGGACTCCCAAAAATCTTAACTCTCCTGTCTTTTTGTAAGCATCGTAGAAGAGAAGGGTATGTAGATATACAAAGTAAGGAACACAACGCTTTACTTGAGAGTCTTAGAAACAGTAACCTAGCTTAAATGATACACAAACCAACATTAGGCAACCAACCTTAGTATGGGGAGAGCAGTGTTAACTAAATAAAGAGAGAAATAATTTGACATTAAATCATAAAGGATATAAACTTAATACAAATGGCAAAACCTAAATCTATTCCTAAGGAGACTCCCAAAGAAGCTAAACCAGAATTTAAAGTTGTAGTTAAGATGAATGACCAAGTATTTGAAGCTGAAACTAATGACCTTGTGGCTTTTGTAACTTCTCTAAGACCTTCTTTTTTAAAGACCAAAGTAATTATTTCTGTGGAGAAAAACAGTAAGAAAGCAGAGAGAATGTTACTTGGATTTAGAGCTAGACAATTCTTTCGAAATCCTTTATTTCTAAGGACTTTTTTGTCTAAACTAACCTACAAATAATATGAACCAACAAGTTTACGAGTATATTCAATCTGAACAAACTAACTACAAAACAGTTAGAGTGCCTATTACTACCTCTTATGACTGGAACATGAGTGAACACATTGAAAGATGTACTAACGTTGCTAATGGTTGGTATCACTCGGGCAAGAATGACGGGCTAAGACGATACGACGATATAGTAACTCCTATTATAAACGTAGCAATGAGAAGTGAAGGCTTTGATGTTAAGGATATTGTACCTTTCGTAAATGATGTTCAGAACTCTTACAAGTCTTTCCTAGTTAAAAAGAGACACCCACAATGGGCAAGAAAGAACGAATTAGATACTTTTATTGATGATATTGTAGAAAGTTCTGTAATCTATGACTTGGTTTTGGTAAAGAACGTAAATAACACTCGACCAGAAGTAGTACCACTACAAAAGATAGCATTTTGTGACCAAACCGACATAATGTCGGGTCCAGTTTGTCTAAAACATCAGTATTCAGTAGCAGAACTAACTAAATTCAAGGGAAAGTGGAATGACGAGGCTATCGATGAGGCAATTGTAATGAGTAAAGAAGAGAAATCTGTAATGCAGGCTAACGATAGAACTGTAAAAACTCCTGGTAAGTACATCGAAGTGTTTGAACTACATGGTTTTCTACCAGAAACTTGGCTAGATGAGAATGGCGACCCATTTAAATACACCAACCAAATGCACATTGTGTGCTACTACACGTCTAAAGATGGAAATAAGAATGGAATAACACTATTCAAGGGTAAAACTAAGGATATCTCTAACACATTTAAATCCCTTGTAATTCGTAAGATACACGGTAGAGCTTGTGGTAAATCAATCGTAGAGACTCTATTTGAACCACAGGTATGGATGAACTACTCAGCTCAAAGGATACAAAAACTCCTAGCTTCAGCTATAAATGTATTCTATTCAGACAGTGACGAGGTAGGAAATCAGAAATTATCTAACTTACCAGACAATACTATTCTAAAACTAGAAACAGGCAAGAATATTGGTAAACTTGATGGTAGCCCACAAAACCTAACAGCTTTCTCTAATGACCAAGTAAGCCTACAAACCCAAGCTAGAATACTAGGCTCAGCAAGTGAAGCTCAACTAGGGGTAAACCCAACATCAGGTACTCCTTTCGCACTACAAAACCTAGTGGTACAGCAAGGGCAAGGAATACACGAATACCGACAAGGAAAGATTGCTACTTTCGTTGCAGACGTACTTTACCGAGATTGGATACTACAGTACTTGGTAGACGATATGAATAAAGGTATTACCTTCTCAGAAGAACTTACCCTAGACGAGATGCAAGATATAGCAGACCTAATCTCACGAAACAAAGCAGAAAGTCAAATCATTTCTAAAATCCTTGAAGGAGAATTGGTAACACCAGAAACACGAGAAGCCTTAATTGCTAACTACAAGGAACAGTTTGCAAGAGGTGGCAGTAGAAAGTTCTTTGAAGCAATCCAAGGTGAACTAGACGACATCCCACTAGAAGTATTTGTAAACATTAAAGGTAAGCAAAAGTACATGGCACAAGAAGCAGATAAACTTACTAACATTATTCGTGAAGTGTTGCGTAGCCCACAAGCTTTCCAGCAAATACCAGGAGTAGGAAAAGCCTTTAACCAATTACTAGAAAACTCAGGGCTATCGCCAATCGACTTTACACAAATTACTAAAACATTACCAACTCAACCTCCAACCCCAGAACAACCTGTGGTGGAGAATAATTAAATAAACTATGTATAATTTAACAGACCTAGAAGTAAGTAAGATTACTCAATTCATGGGAGATACCCACATGGTAGAAGCTGTACGCAAAGTAATGCTTGCTGCAATCTACTCAAATGGAACTCTTAGACAAGATGCTAACGCTAATCCAATGACTAACGCTGCCTTAATGATGGCAATGAGAACCATTAGAGGTGAAGGGGTTATGTCAGATGCAGAACTTGGACAAGACCTTAGAGGTTTAGCCCAAGGTGTAATGTTACTAGAATCAGGATTTAAAAAATTAGAGTCAATAAAACCAGTGGAGATAGTAGTCGAATCTCCATATAATGAAGCAGTTTAATATGAAATATTCAAACATAACAGCAGATACATTAATCAAAACAGGCTTTGGAAAAGTAGCAGGCTTTATTGTAAACTCTCACACTTCAGGAACTCTTAAACTATGGGACAATACAAGTGCAGCCACAACTGTGATCATGAATACATATACTTTCCCAGCAGGGTCAGGAATGTATAAGCTCCCAGAACCAATTTGTTTTAATACAGGACTCTACGCAGATGTAGGAGGTACAGTAGATTTAACAATTATTTGGGATTAAATATTTGACAGTAAGTATAATTAACTTTATACTTTAATTATTCGGTTATCACTCCTACCAAAAGTGACAATAAAAAGTTATCATTTCTCTCTAAAATGAATAAAAACATATCATTATGAATAATGAAACAAACGAGGAGGTTGTCTCAACAGAAGACACTAACAACCAAGAAGGAGTAGAATCAACTGAGACTGAGGAAACTCAAACAGAAGATACTACTGATTGGCAAGCAAGAGCAAGAGAACTAGAAGGCCGTTTAAAAAGAGCCGAAAAGAAATTATCAAGAAATGATAATGATTCTACTGCAAAAGCACCAAGCAAGACAGGTGACTTCGATTTAGCACAAAAGGCTTACCTAGTAGCAAATGGTGTAAAAGGAAATGACGAAATGAAACTAGTTAAAGAGATTATGTCTAATACAGGCAAATCACTAGACTCAGTTTTAGAAAGTAAATACTTTACAGCAGAGCTAAATGAAATGAGGGAGTTGAGAAAATCTCAAGATGCTATACCAAACTCTTCTAAACGTACTTCTCAATCTGGGAAAGATACAGTGGATTATTGGTTAGCAAAAGGAGAAATGCCGCCAGACCGAGAACTACAATCAAAAGTAGTTAAGGCTAAAATAGCGGCAAACTCTTCTAATTTTAGGTTCCCCCCAGTAGGTTAAACGAACACTCACCTGTCATTAGTAAAACTATTAACAGGCACCAATATAACAAAACAATGTTGGTGGACTAAACTTTATTGCAATTATCTACAAGAATGAGTACCTAGTTACTCTACAAGACAGACTTTCTGAAACTGCAAAGTGGAAGGAAATCGCTAAGGTTGAATATACTGATACACAAGTAATTCATAATCCTTATTTAACAGACGTAACCGCTAACACTGGAACTAGAGGCTCAGCCTATACTCCTGAAGCTGTTACGACTACTGACGACACTATAACTATCAACACTTACAAAATCGCTGCTCAATACATCGACCGTGCAGACCTTGCACAGAAGACTTTTGCAGGATGGATGGAATTGGCTGATAATCAAGGTATCGTTCTTAACGAGGCAATCGAAACTGCTATGTATGCTAACCATGCAGAATATACAGACTTCGATAACGCTTCTATCGGTGGTGCAGCAGGAAACATCACAGTTTCTGAGTCTAACGTTGATGACATCATCCGTGGTGTTAAACGTGAAATTCGTGAAGCTAATGGTGAGACTTTGATGGACAGAAATGGTGCGTTTATCGTTTGGAGACCAGCAGACTTTGAAAAACTAGAGGCTTACGTTCAAGCTCAAGGTTTCTCAACAGCTGACGGTGCTTTGAAAGATGGAACTAACCAAGGATTCCGATACATGGGAGTTGAGCATTACTCTTCTAACAAAATGACTTCTGGTCACTTGTTCGGTGGAGTTAAGAAAGCTCTACACCTAGGTATCTGTAAGTCTACTTACGGAAAGATTAATGAAATTGAAGACCCAGTTGTTTCTGGTGGACAAATTTCAGGACTTGGAATCAACTCACGTGTTGACTTTAAGTTTAAAGCCTGGAGCAAGGTAGCCCCTGTACTTTTTGACATTTTAGT